GAAACTCATGGAAGCCTTCCAGCGAATCTTTACCTTTTCCGAAACTTCACGTGTCGGGCCCGCGATCAATGCGAGAAATGAGGAAATTTCCTTGTACGCTAAGGTCGCGGCTACGGTGAAAACTAACGATGTTAACAAGACTCGTAAGTACAAAACCAGCGCGAAAATTTCGATCCTTGGTCATCTCCAAGCAGATCTTGTGGGTCCTATCATGGACAACAGCGGGATCTGTGCGACCTACCTCGACGAGCACCTTATGTGGGTTGCGAGTGCGTGGGGCAGAGATGCGAAGAATCACCCCAAAGTGTCGACCCGCGACATTCCTGCTATGGTGCAAGCCCTGGAGGATAGCAAGAGCAGCGAGTTGGGATTGGTTTACAATCTCGTGAGAAAACTCATGTTGCTCGAGCTTCGTGGGCGTCCGGCTCGCCTTGACGACGACTACTACAACGATGGACACGTTGCAGTCACCGTCCGTGAGGCGTTCGGAATCGACGTTGAGCCCAGCTACGATCTCGAGCCTGACGTAGTTGCGACTCCTGTAGTCAACGAGAACGCTGGCTACAGAAGAATTGAGTGGCCAGGGATGACGCCACAACAAGCGGCAGTGGTTGCTAGTGCCCTGAGCCAGCTTAACGGTAGCGATGGCATACCGTTGGCAGCGTCGTCGCCGCAGCTAAGCGATCGCATTGGATTCAACGTGAACCCAGCCGCTGATCGCTTCCGCTGGTGGAATGACTACAACGTGGTCAAGGCAACGTTGCAGGATTTGGTCACCCGCGGACGCATGTATAACCAGTTTGACATGGCTTTACATGCGGTTTGCCAGACGGCGGCACACTTTAAGGCATGTGTGGCAGAAGCAGTTTCCCTAACCGCATCTGAACATTACATCCAGCTACCCCTGTTTGAAACGTTCCGTTTCACGGTCCCTGGTCTGCTTGAGGGCAACATGGGTGGCGTCCGTCCCGCAGCGCGCAGCGCGTATACCGCGTGGATTAGTTCGCCCAACTCCATCTGGGTGCTATCCGCGGTACTGCGTGCAGCAGCGGAATTCCGTGGTGCTGTGACGCATGGGACGGATTTCGATACTACAGGCGAACTGCTTCAATATGCAGAATCGCAGGGTATCAGTGGTGGATTGGGGCTATTCCTCATGTATGCATCATCCACCTTAGGGCAAAAACTGAGTGCGCAAGCTTGGGTGCCGTTTGGCGCAAGTATGGCGAACTACAACCGTCGTGTGCTGTTCAGAGTACTCGGTCGCGTTGACGGATTCAATGTGATTTCAGACATTGGTACCGGCCGTGATAGAAGGGTCTGCATCATACCATGGGACGACGAACGTCGTGTTGCCCTTCACCCCCGTATGCTATTTGCACTCGGGCTCCTCCCCTCCTCAAAGGTCGGGATGGTCGCGAGGCAGGCAGTAATACAGGTGACACGCTCTACCAGAAAGAGCAAGATATGTCAGGTCAAAGGAACAGACCTTGGTGCGTATCTGACAATGTGTCGTGCATTCGGATGGGACGCCGTAGCACAACTCGG